TAAAGTAAAAGCAGAAGTAAAAGACGGAAAAATTATAAGGATTTCAAAAGATGACTAACTGGCATAGACCATCTCCTGCACAACCCAACCCACCTCAATCATATTTACCATTATTGACAGAGGATAAACCAGTTTCAAGTGCAACCAACAGGGAGAAAACTATGAAATACATAAAAAAACTATGGAAAAAATATGTTGAATGGTTATTCAAAGACTTTTATAAATAGATTATGTGGTTAAATATTGCAGCTAAATTAGTACCAGGTATGATTAAGACAGGTATGTCTATTGCTTCTAATAGAAGAAGAACAAAAGAATTAGAATCAGTAGCTGAACTTAAGTTAGCTGAGAAGATGGCTAATGGTGAAGTTGAGTTTAAAAAAGCTGTAATTGATTCGCACAGAAATGATTGGAAAGATGAATTTTGTCTTATTCTTATAAGTATTCCTTTATTGCTTTTGGCATGGTCTGTATTTAGTGATGACCCTGATATACAAGCAAAGATAGACATTTTCTTTGACAAATTTTCTAACCTTCCAATGTTCTATCAGGCTTTAGTAGTAGGAGCTTTCAGTACGATACTAGGTATCAAGGGTGTATCTACCTTTAAGAAAAAATAATGGAAGTAATCTGTTATATTTTTATTATGCTTTGGATAATAGGAATATCTGAGTAATCAAAAATTATGTCCGACACAAGTAAAGAGATAATAGTTGAATATAAAGATCAAGTTAGACTTCTTAGAGAAGAAAATGCTGACTTACAAGATGCTTGTAAAACTAAAGATTCTGCTAATAAAAGATGTTTACAAAAGCTAGAAAATGCAAATGAAGATTTAGAACAAGCAAATAAAAAGATTAAAGAATTAGAAAATAAACTAAATGATATAAAACAAACAAATAAACAATTATTGGAACATCCATGAAAGTAGCTTTAGTAATGATAATGTGTAGTCAAATAGCAGGTGATTGTATGCCACCTCATTTTCTTAGACATTATGATAATTTATATAATTGTTTATTAGGTGGATATACAGAAGCTATTGAAAAAACTGAAGAAATTGGTAAAGATGATATTATAAAGCATGAAATAGTAGTTAAGTTTAACTGCTATTATGATAAAAACACTTTACCAAATGGAGCATAACTATGACACAATTATCAAAACATTTTAGTCTTGAAGAAATGACTAAATCATCAACAGCATTAAGAATGGGGATAGATAATACCCCCAATGAAGAACAGATAGAAAACCTTAAGGCGATATGTGAGAACATATTAGAACCATTAAGAGAATATTATGAGTCCAGACCTATAACAATAACATCTGGATTTCGTAGTCCAGAACTTTCAGAAGCAATTAAATCTTCAAGACAATCTCAACATTGTAAAGGAGAAGCTTGTGATTTTGAAATAGCAGGGTTTGACAATAGAGAAGTTGCGGCACACATAAAAAACAACTTTGACTTTGATCAACTCATAAGTGAATACTATATTTCTGGTGTTCCTGATTCTGGATGGATTCATGTATCTTTTAAAAAATCTGATAATAGAAAACAATCTTTAATAAAAAATAAAGGTGAAGGTTATATTGAATGGCGATAGATAAATCTAGTATGAAGTGTAATAGTCCTAGAAGACAAATATCTGGAGGAAAAAAGTTTGTTGTTAAAGCTTGTAAAGGTGGTAAAGAAAAGATTATTAGGTTTGGGGATGCTAATATGAAAATTCGTAAATCAAATGCGGCAGCAAGAAAAAGCTTTAGAGCTAGGCACAAATGTGCTACAGCTAAAGATGTCTTCAGTGCAAGGTACTGGAGTTGTAAAAACTGGTAAAAAAAAGGAGAATATCATGTACGGAAAAAAACCAATGAAAAAAAAGAAAAATAAAAAAAAGAAAAAAAATAAAAAAAAAGTAAGATACTAGGTGTAGCTTAAAATAAGCTGGGTTGTTGGAGGGATAACAAGGAGATAATATGCCAAAAGGTAAAAACAAAAAGTATAGTAAGAAACAAATGAAGATAGCAAGAATGGCAGCACCATTTGATAAAATAACTGGTGCAGACTTTGCTATGTTAAAGAAAAAAAGGAAGAAGAAATGAAACAATTAACTAAAAGACAAAAAGATACTTTAAAAAGACACAAGAAACATCATACAGCTAAACACATGACTGTGATGAGAAAAGCTATGAGAAAAGGTAAAACTTTTGGACAAGCACATAAAATGGCTATGAAGAAAGTGGGAAGATAATTATGGCTAAACTTTGTCCAGCAGGTAAAGCTGCCGCTAAGAGAAAATTTAAGGTATATCCAAGTGCATATGCAAACATGTGGGCTAGTAAATACTGCAAAGGCAAAGTTGGTAAAAAGAAAACTAAGAAAAGAAGATGAGCTTAAGAAAATGGACACAACAAAAATGGGTTGATGTTGCCAATAGAAGATCGGATGGTTCATATCCTCCATGTGGTAGAAGCAAAGGTGAGAAAAGAAGAAATTATCCAAAATGTTTACCGATAGCCAAAGTCAGATCAATGACTAAATCACAATTATCGGCCGCTGTATCAAGAAAAAAGAAAGCAGAAAGAAGACCAAGAAAAGGTAAAAAACCAAACTATGCGAAAACCTAAAAAGACTTGGAAGAAAAATACAAGGATCATAAGAGATGTCGGTCTTTGTAAGTATTGTAATAAGATGATTGTTTCTGATGAACCTTTTGTAATCTTTGCTACCAAAGAACCTGCTCATTATGCTTGTATGAAAAAGGATGATGAGGAAAGACAATTAGAGATTGAATCTAAAAAAGAAAACTAATATATTATAAGTGCATACCTTGAGTTAGGGATGTACTTTGTTCTTAAGACACCCCTAACTCTCATTAATTAAATTATTTTTTGTAGTTTTTCTATAATCACTTGATCATCAACTGCTTGTGGATCAGGATAATACTTTGCATTTTTTATCTGATTACCTCTATGCAGTTCTGGTGGATTATCTTTGTAAGTAAAATTACTTACACCTTTTATAATATCAAACCCTTCAAAGAAATATGTTATGGGAACTTGTAAAGCATGAGCTAAATAAATTAATTTAGCTGATGATACTCCATTAGTTCCTTTCTCATATTTTTGGATTTGTTGGAAGCTTGTAGGTAAATGATTTCCAAGATCAGTTTGAGTTATTCCTAGCTCAATCCTTCTTTTTCTTATTCTTTTACCAATGTGTTGATTAACGACAACTTCCTTTTCTACTTGTACTTTTGCCATAGCGATAGGTCTCCTTTCTTCTAGTTCGCCTTTTTACTTTTAGAATTTCTTTCTAGCTTGAAATTCTAATTTGTTTATTTTGCTCAGATAAAATTTGATTACTGATTACAGCAATCTGATTTTTCTTTTTCTGAACAAGAGCTTTAGCTTTCTGCATTACCCTAACTGCTCTCTCCAGTCTTTCCTGAGCTTCCTTTACCCTCTTTGGATCGTAGTCCATGTTTATCCTCCAACTTAATGTTAGACTTCAAGAACCTCTTATTAACAACTTTAACAACAGGTTCTCCTATTGCGTCTTTGTTATCAACAGCATCTTGAACACTGTTGAATTTTTCTTCAACAACTACCACAACTTCATAAGTTGATAACTTATTACAACTCATAGTAATTATTGACTTTAAATTTACTATTTTTAATTGATTTTGTCAAATGATACTTTCTCATAAACACATCCATCTCTTTGACCAAGCCAAGCTTAACAGCATTTTTCATAAGAATACCAATCCTTTGTTTAGATAAATTTAAAGCTTCTCCAATTTCAATTAGTCTAGGATAAGCTTGTTCCTTTTTATGGTACTCTATCATAAAATCAATAATTTGTTTAATTTTTGGACTATAAAACACTTTATTTCCCATTGTTGTTTCTTTCTAATTGTTGCATTTGATACTTTAAAAGCTCATTATAACCAGAAATATCTTGATGTGTGTCTTCCTTATACATGATTTCTTTTTCACCATCATTAACAGTTCTTGTTAATTTTAAAACAATCATAAGTTGAGCAACAATCGTTATAGGTACTTTCAACTTTTGCTTGTTTACTGCTTCTAAAACTGACTTAATAAATTGTGCAACAATATGTGCGTTGCTATCAAAATCTCCATATTCTTTTTGTTTATTCTTTAATAAATTCTTGGTCATCTTTTCGCCAATATCTATCCATTTTACATTATCGTCTTTGCCCATTGTCCATCCTTTGTTTTACAGTAATACATAAATATTCTTTTACCTTTATACATAACCCCATGATCGTAAGTTATGCTTGTATGTGTTTCTAAAGCTTCCTGACAAGTCGTAAAGTCTTTTACTTTTATTTTGTAAAAGTCATAGCTTGTTGCAGATGTTGCAAAGAACAAATACAAGA